TGCCACTCGGCGCGGGGGACGTAGCGTTCGATGATCGGCCAATCCTGGGTGCGTTCGGTCGAGGCGCTGCCACCGGGCAGGGCCTCGTCGAAGATCAGGAGGCTGATCTTGATCTCGTCCTGGTATTCGCCGTAGATGACGGCGCGGGCGCCGTTGTCGAGGTCGGCGGCGATGAGGGCGCCGTCGCCGTCGAAGCGCTCTGCCTTGGTCCAGTTCGTGGTGGTCATTTCCGTGTCTCCTTCGTTGAGGTTCGGGGGGCTTGTTCCCTCCCGATGACCTAACTATAGCCCGCACGCGGGCTATCGCGCAAGCCAAGCAAGCGAGATGTGCATCACATGCCGAGTTGAGGAGTTGCACCACCCATGGCCACACTCATAGCCTCAGCCGCGCCCGCGTACGCATCTGGCGCGAGGTGCCCGTACACATCGACCGTCGTCTGAATCGACTCGTGGCCCATACGGCGCTGCACGACTGGCAGGGGGACGCCAGCGGCGATCAGAGCCGACGCGTGCGAGTGCCTCAGATCATGCACGCGAGGGCGCGGCGACAATCCCGCCGCATCACACGCAGGCTGCCAGATGTGGGCGTGAAACGGTCCCGAGGTGATCGGACCTCCCCGCCTGGCCGTGAATACAAGATCGTCCGCCCCCTTGCCCGCGAGCGCGGCGCGCAGCTCAGGAATCAACGGTGCCGGGATGGTGACTGTACGCCGTGCCCGCTTGGTTTTCGGGGCACCCAGGTAGGGGGTGCCGTTGTCGCCCATCTTCCAGGCTTTGCTGACGCGCACGACTGGTTGGGCGACGTCGAGGTCGACGTCGGCGACCGTGAGGGCGGTTGCCTCGCCGAATCGCAGGCCGAGGCCGTACATTGTGGCGACGAATGGCTGGTAGTCGGCGGGGATGCAGGCGTGTAGCCGTGCATACTCGTCGGGGGTGAGGAAGCGCATTTCGCGCACGGTCGCGTCCTTGGGCAGGGGGACGCCCTTGGCGACGTTGCGGGGAATGACGTCCTCATTGACGAGGCGTTGCAGGGCAGCACTGAGGAGTGCCTGCGCGTTCCTGATCGTCTTTGCCGACGGCGGTTGCCCAGCGGTGGCCCCGCGCGCGACGGGCGTCCTGCGCATTTCCGCGATCCACTTAGTGACCGTGTGCCGGGTGAGCATGTCCACAGGGATGAGTCCGAGGCTTGGCTCTATTCGGTCCCGCACGATCTGACGATAGCGACTGATCGTACCGGGCGTCGCCGACGCGGCCAGGGCCTCGAGGTGGTGCTCGCACGCCGCAGCGACGGTCGGCGTATCGGCGGCGGCGAGGTCGTCGAGGCTGCGCATCTCGCGGGCGGCGGCCCCGCCGACGCGGGCAACCAGGGCGGCGAATCGCTTGGCACTCGCGGCATCGTAGAAGGTTTCCACGACTGGGTTGCGCCCGCCCGCGCGGTAGCGGACGCGGTACACGACGGTGCCGTCACGGTGCTTCACTGCCTTGACAGATGCCATCTTGCACCGCCTTGCTTGGTATTGGGTGGCTTTGCCTGATCTTGATTGTACTCCGATAAACTAGCGTGCGTGTCACGCAGGCGTGTCACGCTGTTTTCACACCCTCATTTTACCGCAGAATCATGCGGTTTTTGTTGTGGAGATGGGGGGAATCGAACCCCCCGCAGGGTGTTTTGGGGTTTGCTGCGTGAGGGCGGGGAAAGGTGTTGATTTTCCGCCGAAAAGTCGGCTTTTCTGACTGGCCTTGAATGGGCCTAAAACGCCGTTGCGTGACGTTGCGCGCGTGTCACGTGACACGCACCTAAAATCGCGGTCGTGGTGCGCTGCGCTCGCGGCTGGTTGTCTTTACACCTTGCCTCGCGCAGAGCACCCGCATGGGGACGCAGATGCACCCGCCGCGAGGTAACCTAGGGGCAATAGATCCCCGGTCTGGCCTCTGTTTTCATGCACAAATGACCGGGGCCATACCATGGTTAGGCACTGCAGGCCCCGGCCCGACGCGGGGTGCGACCTAGCCATTTAGGAGTAGCGCGGTTCGCCCGCGCAGCCCCGGCCCATGCGCGGGCACCAATGCGCAGAACCCGCCCCTATGCTACGACCGGGTCTCTCACAGCGTGGGGGCGGCTTTCCTGTACGCAGATGAGGGCGCGCCGAGGTATGATAGGGGCGATAGACCCCCGGTCGGGCCTCTGTTTTCACGCACAAATGACCGGGGCCATGCTTGGGCAAACCGCGCCCCGACGCGAGAGGCCCGGCCACCTGCGCTGGCCTCACATGCGCAAACCCCGCGGCCCTTGCAACTGATCGGGAATGTCATTGCAGGGGCGGCGGCTCTTTATCTCTCACCTGGCCCACTAGTGGGCCGCTATGGTATGCTCGCCTAAGCGCCTACATATTGAACCCGGATCGGCTCCGGGGCTTGCCCGTGCGCGCGGGCGTCCTAAAAGCGCGAGACCCCACCAGTGTAGCGTCCTGGTGGGGTCTGTTTTTATGCCCGCCCGGTGGCGAGCAGGGTTTCAGCGTCGGCAAGTATTCGCGTCATCGATACCCCGAGCGCGCGACACATGGCCTCTAGCACCGTGACCGTCATGGGCGCGGTTTGCCCCTCCTCAGCTAGAACACGCATCAGCCGCGAGCGCGACACTCCCGACCGAGTTGAAAGCGTGCGCTGAGATATGCCTTGACGGCTCATTTCAGCCCGTAGGGCGGCGGCGACGGCTTGCTCAAAGTCGTGGGGTTCAAATGCTGTGACACTCATGCGCCCAATTATGGACCAGAAACGGGCCACCTGGTAGGGACATTGCGTCATCAATTTTCGCATTTCGACTTGACTGGCCCATTTGTGGGCCACTATGGTTACTCACATGTGGCCCACAAATGGGCCACTCCGGAAAGGAGGAATGCCCTTGAACGCAGTGCAAACTGCCCTGAACGCGCGGATCAACAGCGACGGGGTCTCGATCCGCGAATTTGCCAAGCAGGTCGGGCTTTCCCGAACAACGCTTGCGCGCAAACTCTCGGGCGAGAGCGACTTCACGCTAGGCGAGCTCACCGCCATCAGCGCCGCCCTCGGCTACGAGACCCCGAGCCGATTCATGGCCGACGTCGAAACCCGAACCGAGGAGGCAGCGTGATCCAGGTCCTCACCCTCGCCGAGGCCGCCGACATGCTCAGGCTCTCCCCCGCAGCCGTTCGCCGCCGCATCCGCGACGGACAGATCACCGCGTGGAACGAGAAAGGCCGGGCCGGATGGCGCATCCCCGCCGACGCGCTCGCCGCCTACCAAGCCAAGCTCGTCGCCGCCCCCGCCGAAGGCAGGATCACCGCCCGAAGCCCACGAAGCCAGGCCGCCCGCAAGGCAGCCGCCACACGCGCAGCCCAACGGGCCGCGTAACCCCACAACAGAAAAACGGGCCCCGCGAGGCTGCCACCCCGCGAGACCCACGCACGACCCCCACAGAAAGGACAAAGATCGTGCAGATCAACGGTACCACCCTCACCAAGCGACAGAAAACCCTAATCAACGGCGCACTCCTGCGAGAGCAGACACGCGTCTCCGACGCAATGAGGGTCATCGATATGACCACGGTCCAGCCGAAGGCCCGCGACCATGTGGCTGGACTCCTCATCTTCACCATCGACGAAATCACGACACTGATCGCCCTCATCAACGACGACACCGAGGAGGCCACGAAGTGATCACCGAAATGTTCGTCCCCGCCAAATACAAGGACGACGTCGACCAGCTACGCAACGGTGTCGGCGGCCTCCACGGCCTCCGACACCGCCTCGCCTGGGCCGTCGCCCCCGACTGCATCCGCGCCCTGACTATTGCCGGCCTCATGGTCGCCAACCACCCCGACGAAGTCATGAACGCCCTGTTCGAGAAGAGCCTCGCCGAATACGCCGACCAGGCCGACGAGGAGGCCCGCAAGTGACCCTCACAAACATCGGGTGGTTCCACTCCACCACCTGGTGGATCACCCACCCCTCCCGCCCCCGCACCGACAAGCGCGTCCGCGAACTCATCCAGGTCGCCCGCATTAACGCTCTCACCGAAATGGACTGACTAACGCGATGAACACCAAGAACCCCACCAAGCACACGCTCGCAGGCCTCGGCCTCACCATGGGCCTCGCAATCGCAGCCGCCGCGGCCCCCGCGCTCGCGGCCCCCACCGCGCCTGAGCCGATCAGCGCGCAGATCACCAAGGCAACCTCCTCGTCTCGACAGACCTCGAGTGAGGTCACCGTCGCCGGCACATGGACTACTGAGAAGCTCGAAGTCGGGCAGTCATTCGCAGTCTCGACCGTGCCGACCAACGGTGCTGCGCCATTCACCTGGAACGCCTCGTTTCCCTTCACGCTCGACGACGGTTCTGTCGTCGGTGAGTGCAGTGCCGATCAGGCGACGCTCACCTGCAAGGTCACGGAGGTTCCCGCCGCCTACGCCGACAAGACGAACGTCACGGGCAGCTGGTGGGCTCGCGCCCGCCTGCAGAACGCCGCTGTCGGCACGTCCGAGGGGACGATCACCCTGAACGGCGAAGCTGTGAAGAAGCTCGTCTGGGGGGACACGAACGGGAACGGCGAGTGCTCGAACGACTGCGACGGGCCCGCGCATTACGAGTACGCCGAGCCTTCCAACATCAAGTTTGGCTGGACCAATGCAAACGGGACAATTGGCTGGGGCATCAAGTGGATCGCTGAGGGTGGTGTCGAGTACACGGTAAAGGACTTCGATACACGCCTGAACACGTCTGTGCGGTGTGCCAAGTCCGCCACGTGGGATCCGGCGACAACCGAGGTTATCAGCGCTACTCAGGTCGATGACAACACGATCCAGTTCACGGCTCCCGCCGGCGTGAAGACCTGCATCGTCTTCCCGCCCGAGCAAATGCCGGTCCCAGAGGGACAGAACAGCGTGACAAACCACGCCGAGGTTAATGGACTGAAGCTCGAAGCGACCGCGACAGTGAAGGCGAGCGGCGGCACCGACGGTGACGGGTCGGTGAAGCCGAAGCCGACCCCGGCCCCCAAGCCGTCCACGGAGCCCACGCCCGAGCCGAAGCCCTCGGATGAACCGCAGTCCACGCCGCCCCCCGCCCCCACCCCGGAGCCGAACGTGACGACCGAGCCGGTGCCCGTGCCCACGCACGCAACCCCGAAGCCCGAACCCAAGGCCGTGCAGCCCGCCCCCGCACCGCAGGAGCGCCTCGCCAAGACCGGCGCAACCCTCGACGGCATCACCGTCGCCCTCGGCTCTCTCGCCCTTGGCGTCCTGATCGCCACCGCCGGGTACTCCATCAGCCGCCGTCTGGGAGGCAATGGACGATGACCGACGACCGCCTGATCCCGCTTGAACTCACCCTCGACGACCTGACGTGGTTGCGCGCCTTCCTGGAACAGGAGAGAAGCGCCGCCGATGGGGACCGTCAGGACGCCATGGAATTTCACACCATTCTGGCCCGCCTCGCCGCCGCGAACGTGCTCGTCCGCGAGCAGGAGACGATGACGAAGATCATCGACAAAATCTGCAAGACGCTGGACATCATCAACGAGCACGAATCCCTCGCAAAGCGGCTCGCCGCGATGACGCCTCCCGCCGCCTAACCCCGCCCGTGTGGGGGCCGCCCAGTGCTGGCAGCCCGGCGGCCCCCACCACCCCTAACCACCAAAGGACAAACCCAATGCGATACGTACCCGCCTACACCAAGACCGCCGCCACCATCTACCTCCTGGCCGCCGCCGCATCCGTAACCAACGGCGCACTCGCAATGCTTTTGGCCATCTACGAGCGGAACCTCGCAGCCGGCGTCCTCGCCCTCATCCCCACAGCATGCGGTATCGCACTCGCCCTCGCCGTCATGGGCCGCGAAGAACAGTAGGGAGGCGAGGCAGAGTGACCATCCAGCCATCAAACGTCCTGTACAAGGACACGCTCGGCCTGCATGTTCCGTTGTTTGAGCGCGTTGTCACCGCCGACGAACGCCGTCAGATTCAAGCCGCGAACGGGCGAACCTTCCTGCTCGTCAACGACGCGAACGACGCGCCGACATGGACCCGCCAGCAGCTCAACACGCTGCGTGGCTACGCTCACCGCCTCAACGAGAGTGGCTCCTTCTGGTGCGTGGACGCCCGTAAGGACAAGGACGGGCGCTATCTGATCTGGTTGTCCTGGAACCAGGACGAAGTTAAGCGCCGCCGACGGGCCGCGCGCCGCCGAAAGGGCCAGGACTGACACCCCACCCACGTCGTTCTCCTCCTGAAAGGAATCATGCTCATGGCATCCACCGAAGTCACTAAGGGCCGCGGCAAAGCCGCCGCGAAACCCACCAGCCAGGCGCTCGCCCCCGCCCCCACACCGGGGTTCTCCTACATCACCGCCGGCCTACAGGAACGCGCCGACTACATTGCCAGGCTCGCGCCCTCTACGATCCTGCCCACCGCGTACCGGGGCAACGCGGCCAACGCGTTCGTAGCAGCCGAAACCGGCGCCGCCCTCGGCCTCGAACCACTGCAGGCCCTCGCGTCTATCGCGGTCATTAACGGGCGCGCGACCCTGTCCTCGGACCTCATGGCAGCGGTCATCCGCCGAGCGGGACACACGCTCAGGATCGTGGAGAACAGCCCCGAGAGCGTGACCGCGACGCTCATCCGCGCCGACGACAAGACCTTCAAATTCGAGGTGACCTGGGACAAGGACAAGGCCACCAAGGCCGGCCTGTGGGGCCAGAAAGGCCCGTGGTCGCAGTACCCGACCCAGATGCTACGTGCCCGCGCAATCACAGAGGTCGCACGACAGGGCGCATCCGAGGCCCTCATGGGCATGATCTACAGCCCCGAGGACTTCGGGGCGACGATCACCGACACGGGCGAGGTCATCGAAGCGGAGATCGTCGACGAGGCGCGCGCACCTGCGAAGCCGAAGCCGAAGCCGGCCGTGAAGCCCGCGGCGGCGCCCTCACAGCCCGCCACCCCCGGTAAGCCCCTCACACCCGCACAAGCCAGCGTCGCAAAGGGCCTCGACATCCTCAGCTTCACCCAGGAAGCCTACGACGCGCTGTGCAAGCGGTGCCTCGGCCAGCTCATCGCCGTCAACGCCCTCAACGACGACCAGGCCGCCACCCTCCACGCTGAGCTGCTCGCGATCTACAACAGCAACCGCGCGCGACACGCGCCCGAACCGGCGCCCGAGGCCGAGGTCGAGATCATCGACGACCAGCAGGCCCCGATCTTCGACTACGGCGACGACCCGAAAGGCGCAGCATAAATGGGCGAGCAAATCAGAATTCTCAACGACTTGGACCTATCGGCGAAGCACCTCAGTGAACGCGGTGTCGAATGTGAAATCGTCACGGTAGCACCATCCCATGAGGGCATGGGATCGCTCCATTACATTCGCACCACCTCACCAGATGCCAAATATAAATTCGTCGCTTTCCCAGGGGACATCGTGCTCATCGAAAATGGCATCCCCCAAAGGGATCCAAGACCAGCGCCTTCACTACAGGACGACCGCAATAGTCTGTCAGAAATCGCTTTGTACGTAGCCCAGGAGCTGCACGAAATTGCGACGAGGATTGCTGCTGAGTACTCGGTCATGTACGGAATAGACGGACAGAATGTGCATTCTGTCGACTTGTTCAGGCAACTCTCATACCTCTTAAACGGCGCAGCCGCTAAGGCACTTGACGGAGGAGACGCGGCGTGAATGCAATCAACCTGTACGACGGCATCACCCTGCACCAGGGGGATTGCCGGGACATCATGCGCAGCATGCCAGCCGATAATTTCGACGCCGTCATCACCGACCCCCCGTACGGGATCAGCTTCGCAGGCGAGAAATGGGACACGGCCACCCCGCAGGGGTTCCAGGCGTGGGCGCAGTCATGGGGCGAGGAGGCGCTACGCGTCATCAAGCCCGGCGGCTACCTGCTCGCGTTCAGCGCGCCGCGCACCTACCACAGGCTCACGAGCGGCCTCGAGGACGCCGGCTTCGAAATCCGCGATGCCATGGCATGGATACGCGCCGACGGCAAACCCGCAGGAATGGACCTCTCATCAGCGTTCGACCGCGCAGCGGGTGTCCTCGACCAACGCGAAGGCCGCGAAATCGAACGGTGGGACACCAGCGACGCAGCAACGCAATTTGCCGCCTATAAGACGAAAGCCACCGGCCAGCCCATCACAGACGAAGCCAAAGCCTGGGCGGGGTGGGGCGTCGGCCTAAAGCCCGCGTGGGAGCCGATCATCGTCGCACGCCGCCCACTCGTGGGCCGCCTTGTCGACAACGTCCGCGCACACGGCACGGGCGCGATGAACATCCGCGCAGGCATGGACGCCGTCAACGGCCTATACCCGCCGAACCTGCTCATGGGCGAACGGGCCATGGCCGCCGCCGTGCAGCAGGGCGCCCCCGACCATGTGTGGCCCGTGTTCAGATACCAGCCGAAGGCCCCCAGCCGCGAGCGCCCCATCGTGGGGGGGGTACAGCACGTCACCGTGAAGCCCCTCGAGCTTATGCGATTCCTGGTGCGTCTTGTCGTGCGCCCTGGTTCGCTGATCCTCGAACCGTTCGCCGGGTCTGGAACGACCCTGCAGGCGGCGGCCATGGAGAACGTGCGCGCGGTCGGGTGCGAACTCGACGACCGTTACATCCCGCTCATCAAGGAACGCTTCAAGCGCGGCATCGAAGCGCCCCTCGACCTGTTCGGCCTGGGCGGTAACGCAGCATGACCACCACCTGGCCTCATGAAAGCCCCTACGCGGAGGCCGCCGTGCGGCTGCGCGACGCAATCGACATAGCCGTAATGCAGGACGCCGTCGCAAAGGCCGTCGCGGACCTTGACTATCTCGTCGTTTGCCTCTACGACAACCCCCGCCAAGCCGGGCGGGCGCAGAACATCCGCGACGACCTCGCCGCCCTCATCGACGAAAGCGAACGGCCATGACGACCATAGGTTCGTTATTCACCGGCTACGGGGGCCTCGACATGGGCGTCGCCACGGCTGTTGACGGCGGCGCCCGCGTCGCCTGGACAAGCGACGTTGAACCCGGCCCCTGCCGACTCGCCGAGGTGCGGTGGCCCGACACCCCCAACCTGGGCGACATCACCAAGATCGACTGGGCAGACGTGGAGCCCGTCGACATCATCTGCGGCGGCAGCCCCTGCCAAGACCTAAGCCTCGCAGGCAAACGCGCAGGCATGGCCACCGGCACCCGCTCGGGCCTCTGGGAATCCATGGCCGCCGCAATCGAAACCATCCGCCCCCGCCTCGTTGTGTGGGAAAACGTGTTAGGAGCATTAAGTGGCAGAGCCTACAGCCCGGTGGAATCCGAACCGGCAATGCTGGGAGACCAAGCAACTAGACCTGCTCTCAGAGCAGCCGGACGTGTGGCAGGAGACCTGGCCACCCTCGGGTATGACTGTCGCTGGGCAGTTGTACGCGCTTCCGACGCCGGAGCCCCCCACCAGCGCGCAAGGCTCTTCCTTGTTGGCCACCCCTACGGCCAACCTTGGGACATGCGGCGGCCCACAGCACCCGGACAAACGCCGAGCGGGCGGCCACAGCGTGAGCCTACAGGACCAAGTGACGGCGCTCTGATCCCGACGCCAACCGCGTCAGACCACAAAGGCGGACACCACCAAGACGGCACAGGCCACAGCCTCACCCAAGCAGTGCAACTCCTACCCACACCTGTCGCCCAGCCCTCAGGGAATAACCCGAGCGAACACCTGCGCAAAAAGCCAGGCCGGACGCGAGTCACGGACCTGGCAATCATCATTGAAAACAACCTCCTCCCCACCGGGGGCCTGCTCCCGACACCACAGGCGACGAACGCGCCCCGCTCGTCCGCCGGATACGGGCCGAACCTCCACGAGGTCTCGACCGGCGCCGACATGAGCCGCTTCGGCCCATATGCGGCGGCTATCGCCCGGTGGGAACAGGTCACGGGCCGGGCAGCCCCCCCACCCTCGACACCCTCACGCAGGGCAGGAGGCAAACCACAGTTATCTGCCAGGTTCGTGGAATGGATGATGGGCCTACCCGACGGGCACGTCACCGGCGCAGACCTCGACCTGCCCCGCGGACACCAGCTGCGGCTCCTCGGCAACGGGGTCGTACCACAACAGGCCGCGCTCGCGGTTTCCTCTCTGCTTCAAATTGTTAAGGGATTAGAAGATGTCAACATTTGACCCGCTCGCCGGCTTGGACGGCGTGCAAACGTACCAGGAGCGCGTCATGGTGCGCGCCGTGCGCCTCACCCGCGACAACGCGATGCTAATCGCCAATATCGCCCGCAAGGTGGTCGCCTGCACCGACTACGGCTTGATCTACCTCACCGAATCAGGCGGCACCGTGTGGGCCGTCGAAGGCGACATGATCGTCGCTACGCCTGGCCGGATGCGAGTCTCGAACCGCACGGTGACCGACTTCCGCGCCTGGTACACGCACCCTGGCCAGCCGATCACCGAGGAGGACATCGCATGAGTTTCTACGCGTACCGGCTCACGGGCGACCCCGAGGCCGACACCAAAGCCCTGAAAGCATGGGGCCTCGACGTGACCGTCACCGCCGCGCCCGGCGGGCTCGCCGTCGTAATCGATGACCCTTATCGCTGGGGAATCTGCGCGGGGCTTCGGTATTTCGCGCGGGTCGGCGAGCTGGTGCATTTCTGCACGAACGTGCGGTCACCGACGCACATCAGGATCGCTAAAGAGATCACCGCCGTCGACGCGCCAAAGGACAGGAACAAACGATGAATAGCGAACTGACAATTGGTGCTATTAACCCAGGTTACGGGGGCCTCCCTATCGGCGTGGCCGCCGCGCTGGGTGGCGCGACGCTCGCCTGGCACGCACACCCCGGCCAGACCCCCGACTGCCCCGCCCACACTGTGATGCGCTACCACCACCCGCACGCGATCGCGTGCGACCTCTCCGAGAGGATTCCACTGATGGTGGACGTGCTGACCGTCAGCGGCTATGACGCCGACCTGGTATCGGCGGGGGCGCTGATTGGCTCAGGCTACAAGCCGCGGCTCGTCATCGTCGAAACTGATAGTCGACGAAGCGCAGCCGTGCCTGTCTGTGAGCACCTGCGCAGTCGGGGCTACCGGGCGGCCTGGCAGACCACGCGCGCATCCGACGTGGGTGCCCCTCACCCCCGCCCGCGCGTGTACGTGATCGCCGTGCGCGGCGACTGTCAGGCGCCGGGCATCAACGCGGCGTACCTGGACGCTGTCCCCTGGACAGGCACCATGTGGGCAACACCGAGCGCATACGACACGCACCTCGACGTCGACGCGTATAGGTGGGCACAGGCGGATATGGAAGGCCAGGCGGATATGGAAGGCCAGGCGGATAGCAGGGCGCTCGAGCACTGGGAGAAGGTCACTGGGGAACGGTACCCGTATCCCCTGTACACGCTGCCCACCACCAGTGCCCCGGCGCGCCTGTCCATCGGCTTCGTGGAATGGATGATGGGCCTACCCGTCGGCTACGTGTCCACCCCGAGCCTACGGCTCGCCCCCCCCGCCCCGACGGGGCCCCCCTACT